TTTAATAAAATTAAGGCTGGCGGCAAGGGCGGCAAGCCTGGTCAGTGGTCGGCAAGAAAGGCTCAGATGCTGGCAAAGCAATATAAAGCCAAGGGTGGGGGATACAGATAATGCCTCTCAAGAAATCACAACGCAGTCTCAAGTCTTGGACAAAGCAGAAGTGGCGTACCAAGTCAGGCAAGCCCAGCACACAGGGCAAGAAGGCTACGGGTGAGCGTTATCTGCCTTCTGCGGCTATCAAGTCTTTGTCATCGGCTGAGTATGCCGCTACTACCAGAGCCAAGCGCAAGGCTACCAAGGCTGGCAAGCAAGTATCTAAGCAGCCTAAGAAGATTGCTAAGAAGACAAGAAAGTTTAGAAAAGTAAAATGATTGACCTTGATGTGTTGCGAGAGCAGCTTGAGTTTGACGAGGGCTGTAAGTACGAAATCTACAATGACCACCTTGGTCTTGCCACATTTGGCATAGGCCATCTAGTAACAAAGTCTGACCCTGAGCGTGACGATGAGGTAGGTACGCCTGTTTCTGAAGAGCGTGTCATTGAGGCGTTTGAATCTGACATAAAAGAAACCATCAAGGGCTGTGTTGACACCTTCGATAACTTTTATCTGCTACCTGAAGAGGTTCAGCTTATCATTGCCAACATGATGTTCAACCTGGGCTACCCACGATTCAATAAATTTGTTAAAATGATTAAGGCTATTGATGCCCGTGACTGGGATGAGGCCGCAAATCAGATGGTAGATTCAAAGTGGTACAGGCAAGTCCCGAACAGGGCGAAGCGTTTGGAACACAGGATGAGAGAAGTAGCAAATGCCTAAGACACCAGCATGGCAGCGCAAAGCAGGTAAGAACCCGAAGGGTGGCCTTAATGCGAAAGGCCGTGCGTCTGCTCGTAAACAAGGCATGAACCTGAAAGCACCAGTTAAAAAGGGTGATAACCCTCGAAGAGCAAGTTTCCTAGCACGAATGGGCAATATGAAAGGGCCAGAACGTAAAAATGGGAAGCCAACACGGTTGTTACTATCGCTTAAAGCGTGGGGTGCGTCCTCGAAGGCTGATGCCAGAAAAAAGGCCGCAGCAATATCTAAACGAAACAAATCCAAGAAGGGAAAAAAGTGATGCCAATGGGAAAAGGAACATACGGCTCGAAGCGTGGTCGTCCTGCGAAGAAGAAGATGGCAACGAAGTCAGGTGGGTTGACTGCAAAGCAGAAGACATTGCCTAAGGCTTTGCAGCAAAAGATTATGAAGTCAAAGGCGAAGAAGAAGAAGTAGATGTATCAAGTTTTTTCTTGATGCGGTCATACAACTCTTTGTAACCTTCAGACAGTACCGTTCTTTCAGAAGACATTACTGTAGTGTGGTCTCTGTCTATGTACCTGCCAATCATAGGGTAACTGGCTGTTGTGTATTCTTTTGCAAGTTTACAGAACACCGCCCTTGATTGTATTAGGCCAAAGTTTCTTCTTTTAATTTTAAGGTCTCGCTGTGTGATGCTAGACTCAAGGTGCATTACCCTCATAACTTCATGTAGGGTTTTCTGCTTGTTAGTCATCAAGTGACAGTCTGAATCCGTCACTTCCTTTTCTAGCGGCCTCCCGCAACTTTCGCACTTCGTCAAAACAGTTTCTCCTCTCACTGTAACAAAGGGTTTGTCCTAACCCGTTTACAACCCAGCCGCCTGACATGACATAATGTATATGTCCACAATGGTCACAGGCTATTTGTCTAAGGTCTTGCCCTTTCTTTTTAGACCGTTTCTTCCTTTGACCAGGAAACATTAGGACTGCCACTTGCCATATGTAATGGCGATGTAACTCCGTGTTTCGTCTGGTTTCGGTGCGGCATGATGCCAGTCTGCAATGTAACGATGCTCTTTATTAGGTGTAGATTGTTTGTTTTGATGCACTTCTAGTGCAGCCTGAGCCTCGCCAATATCCCAGCGGTTAGCCTCTGCCAACTCGTTGCCATTTATTTGCCTTATTTCTGCCATGGGAATCCACATAAGCGTGACCCATTCAGCACCAGTATCACGCTCTTGGACTAGCCAAGCATTATTCCGTTCTTGCGCCATATGTTTCTCTCCTTTGGTTATGCAAGCCCCGTGCTATTAGTTCCTGAGCCATCTCAAACATCTGCTTTGATGTCATTTGTCTGAACACTGACCGCCCGTCTATGGTGATGAGAAGACCATCATCATAAACGGCGACCAGGATTTGGGGTTGTGACTCCATTACTAGAAAGGAATCTCGTCATCATCAAGAGACAGACCACGCTTTACCGCAGATGTATCTGCCAGTTTCTTCATACCGCCCTGCTTCAGGTCGTTAGAAAGGCTATCTGTTGCGCGGTTCTCATCTGGAACTGTCAGGCTAATGCCCAAAGAGCCATCGTTCTCCTCAAACACACTGACGCGATACTTGACATCAGCCCGAAGATGAATGTCTGCTGGCGCACCGTCCTTATATGGGGTGAACTTGCTGTTGCCCCACTTGGCAGAGCCTTTGTCATTTGGAAATACCTTGATGTTCATTACTTTTTGATAAGCCATATTTCTCTCCTTAGTTAAATTCGGCTAGTTTCTTTTCAAAGAGTGCCATGATGTGCTGCGCTTTGTCAGCATCACGGTCACGCATCTCTTTAATGCGAGGTTTTACCTCAACAAAATAATGTTCGACTTTGATGCGCTGGTTTAAAGAGCGTAGTTTCCCAGCAACTTCCATGTAGAAGTCCTTGTCTTGCTCACGCTGTCTATCATCTTGGGGTTCAGGCGGCGGCGCATCGGATTGGGGAGGAGGGCCATCTGTGCTGCCACTCGCCTGAGACTTGAGGTTCTGTTCCTTGCGGCTGACTGCCTCAATCTCATTAGCACTGGCATACTCACCACCGCTGAGACCAACGCTTGCCAACGCACGGCCTACGGCTGATGTTTCGCAGTTCTCAAGGGCAGATGTCTTGTTGACATGACCTTCGCCACGAATTTCTTCAGCCATACCAGAACCGATAACAATACCGTTTCCGTTAGTGATTATAGCCTTTACCACCACCCTGTGTCCATCGTCAACGATGACCTGAGTATCAACCCCGTAATCCAGTCCAAAGACCTGTCGGAATGCTTCCATGCGGTGTACTACTTGAGTATATACTTTACCGCCACGTTGCGTTACGCCATGTTTCTTGCTGAACTCATGCACAAGCCCCATAGCATCGAAGATTTTATTGGTCATCTTGTTCCTCTTCTAGTTTGTCGAGATAGTTACTAACCATCCGCATTGTAAACAAAAGTGTTTCACCTAACTCGTCAACTTTCTTTTCAAGCCTGTTTATACGAGCCATAGTTAAGTCAATAGCCTGAGCGTGTTCCTGTTCTGTCTCAGTCATAGTTTACCCCCTTTGCCAACTGCTTCAGGTTTTCCCTTGCCTTGGCTTGTTTCTTTCCGTGAAAGTTACCACGCTTTTGATTGGCGTAGGAACGGTTTGCTTGATTGCGCTTCCTTTCTGGAATCTTAGGAACGCCAAGCAGTTCATCGAGCATCTTGCCGAAGTATTCGACACTGCTTGCTTCTGGTGATTTTGCCATTATATCCTCCATGCTTGTTTGGCAATGTCCAGAATCTCAGGGCCATGCCATCCAGCAATCTGCCCAAAGTCTGGTGCAACAAGTGAAAACAGGTTCTTCCAGTTACCACCTGATGCTTTCATTAGGTTCTGCACCACCAGCCAACGCCTTACAACGCCCTCATAAGCCTCTTCCAGAGCCTCTGGCTTCAGTGATGGACAATTATCCTCTGTGGCTATGTGATAGCCCTGAGAGGTCACGAAAAGCAGTCCTGGACGCAAGCCAGTGCCTTTCCAGTACACAGCCTGTTGCATCAACTGTGATTCGGTTGGTTCAGTGCGTGGTTTAGGCGCACGCCATGTCCGTGTACCGTCTTTTTTGGGTGGGTTACGCAGGGGTAGTGAGCATTTCAGGTCTAGTTCCTGTCGGTCACTGGCGTAGTCCAGAAACATCGTGACTGGCACATCAATGCGGTCATCAACGAAGTAACGCTGATATTCGCCCTCGATGTCTTCATCCCCGAAGTATTCTCTTACGCCTTCGACTGCGTAAATTGCCATCTGCTCAAGGTGTTCAACGAACTCAGCCTTGGCTTCGGCATCTTTGCCATCGTCAAAGTCAAGGGGTGTGAATAACTTGTATTCAGCCCTGCCTTTACTAATGGCTTCGTTCAAGTCAATGCCTTCCTTGCGACCAAGGATGGGGCTGTAGTCGTGCAGCCCTAAGTGCATATCAACAATGTCCTGAACGATTTGTCCTGCCCGTGGTCGTGATGACATCGGGAAGTTCATCTTGTATTCCTTTCGGAGATACATTTTTAAGATGTGTTGGTCTACTGCCTGAGTGCCGCCGCTGGCTGACACATGATAGCGACCAAATTCTTTACTGTAGTCTGGGACTTCGTAGTCCATAGTCTCCTCCGCATTTGCGTTTCGATGTCCCCATTACTAACAGGGTATTGCCAATCTGTCAACACTATGTTATTAATAAATTATGCAATTAATAGAGTATCTTAAAAAGAAAAACGTAAGTCAGAGGGCATTCGCAAAGCAGTGCGGGTTGTCTCCTGCTGCTGTGTCACGCATTATAAACGGTGACAGGTTTCCATCGCCAGAAACGATGCACCTGATTCATCTAGCAACACAGGGGGCAGTCAATGCCAATGATTTTTTTAGGCAAAGTATTAGGAGGCGTTATGGTGATTGAGTGTCCACAATGCGGCGGTGAAGGTCGCTGCGAATATGAGCGAGGCGTGGTTGATTGGAAGCACGGCGGTTATCTCGAAGCCTATATGGATGAGTGCGATGAGTGCCAGGGTTCAGGCGAGATAGAGATTGAAGTTGAAGAAGAGGATGATGAGGATGAAGAAGAATTGTTTGTCGTTGTCAACCTCAACAACACAGGTTCAATCCATTAAG